AATATAACATTACCCCTGACATTGCTTGTTTGAATAAAGCAGGATCGGTGAAAGAGGTGTTTTTTATTGCTAAATAGTTCAAACCGCTAACACGTATCAATCCCATGACCATGTTTTTACCATAAGCATTTACTGCTGAATAAACCACCGTTTTGTATAATGAACTAACAATATTCGCAAGGACATTGGTTGTAGGTGCATTAACATCAGTTATGCTGGTTGTGTAAAACCTTATATCGGCACCTGAATAACCCCAATTTAAATCACCTAAATCCACTTCACCTATTCTGGTATCTGCTTTTTTATTTGTTGCTTCATCATAGACAGAACCTGCTGATTTCATTCCTGTTGGAAAGTATGTTGATATAGGTAAGGATAGAGTATTGTTTTCAGTTTGGCTTGCGTTTTCTGTTTTCAGTCCTGTACCTTTAAAAGAAATAAGTGTTCCTTGTGTATAGTCATAATAAGGTAATAGACCTATGTTATTAGATAACCAAGTTTCTACTTGTTCAACTGTTGTTAGATTATCAATGCCCATAAGTGTGAGGTCGATAGCCATATCAGTTCCACCTGTGACGGAAATAGACTGACCTGTGCCATTTGTGATCGCTTTTGTACCACCTATAACTGTGTAATATTTATGTCCATTGGTGAGCGTCAACGATGATGTGCTTGTTCCGACTAATTGATTAAATTTAACAGTATTCCCCTTAATGCTCCGTATTGTCGCATAGTCCTGATCCGTCAACTCGATCTTTCCTTGTTCGGTATAAGGTTCAAACTCCCACTTTCGCAAACTACCATCATTCAAAGAAGCGTGAATAGTTTTAACTTCCTCATTCGGTGTCATTGATATTAACATCTTCCACCCCCATATATTCCATTAATAGTAAGACCTGATTAACATTCAGACTAGAATTTTCCAATTCTTCATCTGTAAAACGTCTAAAATTGAAGCTGACTTCTTCGTTGTCTAAAGGTTGCATCTCGTTTAAGAACTTCTGATAATTGTCAGAGTTCTTATCAATAACGAGTTGTCCGTCCTTTTCTTCTCCGTATTTCTTAAACAGTTCGGCTTCATATTGGTAGTATTCTTTTAATTCATCATCGATCATTCTTATGTTTCGAGCGATCTTGACTGCAACCTTTCCTTTTTCGTCCATATTCTTTAATGAGATAGATAATAGTTTGGCTTCCGATTGTTTCATTGTTTCCCCCTTATCTCGCTCTATAAACTTGAAGTGTGCCTGTTTCTCCAACATTCAAAGATGGCATAACAAGATTCCATCTCATTGAGTTTGATTCACCTGCTCCACTATAAAATGAAAACTCTCCATCACCTTGTTTAAGAAATTTAAGTGTTTTACCTGAAATTAAAACGTCCTGTGTGCCACCTGATATTCCACCTCTTGATGTATTAGCCATAATTCTGATCGCACCTCTTGACCATAATTGAAGATCGCTATCACTCCATATTTGGCTTGTCGCATCGTCTTTCATGGTAATTGAATTGATTATTGAGTTTCCTGAACCATAGTTTAATAATTCAAGTTTATGTCCGTTGGCACTACTTGTTTCAAGTGATATTTTATTTCCACCATAAGGCAAGTTGTCATAAGCATAATTAGTTATTTCAATCAAGCCACTTGTTGAAGTAACTGTTTCTCTAATTGAATTGGTGTAATATGTTCCATTATTTCCGTTTGTTATAACCACAAAATCGCCATTTGCATTAGATGTCATCGAGAATCTATTTGCCTGTATATTTTCTGTCATACGATAGTTATACAAAAAAGTGCCATTTGTCGTTGAGTTAGAAGTAAACTGTAAGTAGTTAGCGACTAATACAGTATCACCAACTGTATTTAATGGCTTGTAGTTATAAAGGTACATAAAATTTCTATTGTTATAAGCAACCATTGAAATATAGTTTCCATAGTTCTGTGTGCCATTAGCAGTAGAATAATTCTGCATGATTGACCTGTTATAATACTCATCGTTATAAAGCAAATGAGCATTTAACTCGATAAAGTTTGCAGTTAAATAATTCTGTGTATCATCATAGTTAGTTAAAGAAATATAATTCGATGTAGCACCATTTTTGTTCATGTTGAACGTATTATAGTTATGCGTTCCATCAGCAGTTAAGTTGTTTATTATAAACTGTTCCTGTGGTCTTAACCTGATTGTTCCTGAACCATCAAATGTGATTCCATTTGAATATGATTGTGCGACTATATACTTATCGTTAGGATCGCCAAAAGTAATAACAGAACCATAAATCTGCATTGCCCTTAATATGATCGTTGATAGTGAGTTCATATAGGCTTCGCCTGATGTAGTCCAACCTGATTTCCAAGTTTGCCCATAATCATCACTCACAACGAACCCTTGAGCAGTAATCATATAACGATATTGCGACTTTGTAGATGATAGTTCTTCTTCATTGTGTAAGATTATTCTGCCTACGCTATCCCTTGAAATATGCAATCCTAAACCATTAACGATTAATCTTGATAGATTGTTCATTTCTGTTTCGATTGAAGAAGTGTCAATATCTAAATCGCTTAATGCTTTATTCACTCCGTTATCAACTGCATTGTCGATTACAGTATTGAGATTTGCCTTTGCGTTGCCTAGTTCGATTTCTTCGTACTTTTCTGTTAAGCAGTTCCAAACTGTTTTTATTACTCTTGCACTAGCTTCAACATTCAATTTATCAAAGAAGATATGTACTGTATCACCCAAACTTACTCTCTCTAAAGGCAAGACATTTTTATATTCTTCTGTCTGCCACAATGGAATAAAACTAACTGTGATATTGACGTTAGGAATTTCAATATCGTTATTATTCGCATAGTTTGTTTCCTTTGTGATTAATTCAGCATCTGTTGGAATCTGTCCACTTTCATAATCGCTAGAAAAATCAACATTCATTATTCTAGGATTTGTTGCACCTGTCTTATTAAAATAATTAGAAGCAGTATAGGTAATATCATCCACGACTGCATAACCTAAAACACCATCATAAACATTTTCGATGTTTTCTTCTTGCTTAAAGTCAGTAAGATTCTTGCCATAGGAAATACGAACTCCGTTATCGCTTCCACGTCTGGACAACATCTTTACAGTTAAGTTATCCCATTCGTATTCACCCCTGAATACGTCTAACATAGAACCCTCATAGCCACCTAAACATTCCCTGAAACTTCTAGGAATATCTAAAGTAAAGTTTGAGGTTGTGTTTTCTATGTTGGTCTGAATGTTAAATGGAGTGCTACCTAATACGTTATTTTTTAACGCTAGACAAGTAGCGACTGCACCTGTTGATGTAAAAGGTTTAACAGGTGTTTTAGTTAAGTCATAAGTAATGTGTTGTAATCTAATTTCACATCTTTGATTGATCGGTTTAGAGATGTAGTAAACCCTGAACATCTGCATATCTTTTTCGGTGTTTAATAACAAAATACTTCCGACTGATAGATCATTAAAGTGTTCATCACTTACTAAAACTGTCATTTCAGCTTCATACAGTCCGTTTAGTTCTTCGGTAATCAAACACTCTAAAGGTTGAATGTTGCCTAGTCCGTTTGTTGTGTCGATACTTAACGCTGATAAAGATTTTGTGTTGTCTAGTATTCTCATAATCTCCACCACCTAGGAATTAGATTGATCGTGCATCCACTAACTGATATTTCATTCTCTCCTAAATCAAGAGTAGGAAAGCCATTGTTTACAGTTAAATCTCCGTTGCGATTAATAGCTCCCTCGTAAGCATTTTCGGTTTCACAATCAATTATGGTTGTGCTTGTGTTTGTTGCGAGTGCGAGTTCTATTCCATTTATTGTGATAGTTCCTACTCCTGATACTTCAATCAAGGGCTTTGCAATCTGTGAGGTTGGATTAACAATGGATATGGCACTATTAATCGGAATTGCTATCTCCCCTGATTTAAGCCACTTTTGAGGTTTAAAATTAAAGTTTAAGGTAAATGTGCCTTTTTCGTTAAATTGCCACGTGTTAGGCTCTATTTCGCTCTCTAAAGAAGCATAATAAAACACGTCAGGTTCTTCGCTTGTTTCCAATCGACCATAGCCAATCGTTTCACTTAATTTGTTTATAAGGTTGTTATAGTTCTTGATAAAGTCCTTTCTGATGAAACAGTTAAAAGGACGTGTGATGTTGCTATAACTTCCCTGATCGATCAAGACATCGCCATTTCTCCCTGCTACCGAGTATGATTCCATCAGTCTTGCAGGTTTTCGCCATAATTGAGAACCATCATAGAAACATTGATAATCAGAGAAAGAGATGCCATTAAAGGTTAAAACAAAATTATTGTGCATTAATAGACCATCCTTTCTCGACTTAATTTTTGAGTAATTCTATCGCTGACTAAATCGGCTAACTGATAGACATTCTGATCGGTTGCGTTGATTGTCATGTTGATAACAGGAGCTTGTCCGACTGCCTTTGAAATCATCGACATAAGACTTTGAGTTCCGACTATCGTTTCGCTTCCTGCTTCACCTGCTCCGAGCAGTTTGCCATTCATCGCACCGAATATTGTTGGATTGTTTAAAATCATTCCGTTTTTCATCGCTTTAGAATACCAATCAATGCTGAAGTGTGGCACTCTAGGTGGCACTAAAGAAAAGCCACCACTAATTGAGATATGAGGTAGCTTTAATTTAGGCAAAGACCATTCAAACCTGAAGAATGATTTTATTTTTTCGATTGCGTTGTGTACTGCTTCTTTTGCTCCATTTATTTTATCGGTGATAACATCCTTGATACCACCGAATATGAGTTTTATATTCGTCCATAAGTCCGATGCCTTTTGCTTTACTGTGTCCCAATTCTTCCAGAGTAAAACACCCGC